ATGACGAAGAAAAAAGCACATAAACCAGGCTCGGCGACCATTGCGCTCAACAAGCGTGCTCGCCACGAGTATTTTATTGAAGAAGAATTCGAAGCTGGCCTTGCATTGCAGGGCTGGGAAGTAAAATCGCTGCGCGCCGGGAAAGCCAACATCGGTGATAGCTACGTGATCCTGAAAGATGGCGAAGCCTTCCTGTTCGGTGCCAACTTCACGCCGCTGACCGTCGCCTCGTCACACTACGTGTGTGACCCAACGCGTACCCGTAAGCTGCTGTTGAACAAGCGCGAACTGGAGTCCCTTTATGGGCGCATTAACCGTGAAGGCTTCACCGTGGTTGCCCTGTCGCTGTACTGGAAAAATGCCTGGTGCAAAGTGAAAGTTGGCGTCGCGAAGGGTAAAAAACAGCACGACAAACGTACCGATCTGAAAGAGCGCGAATGGCAGCTCGACAAAGCACGTATTATGAAAAACGCAGGACGTTGATTCTGCGCACTTATTGTACTATTCAATAAGTTAGCGTTCCGGGCTGGTATCCAGGATCTAAAATCTGGTATACTCAGTTCAACACTATTGGGGCTGATTCTGGATTCGACGGGATTTGCGAAACCCAAGGTGCATGCCGAGGGGCGGTTTGCCTCGTAAAAAGCCGCAAAAAAATAGTCGCAAACGACGAAAACTACGCTTTAGCAGCTTAATAACCTGCTCTGAGCCCTCTCTCCCTAGCTTCCGCTCTTAAGACGGGGATTCAAGAGAGGTCAAACCCAAAAGAGATCGCGTGGAAGCCCTGCCTGGGGTTGAAGCGTTAAAACTAATCAGGCTAGTACGTTAGTGGCGTGTTTGTTCGCAGCTGGCGTGCGAATGTAAAGACAAACTAAGCATGTAGTACCGAGGATGTAGAAATTTCGGACGCGGGTTCAACTCCCGCCAGCTCCACCAAATAAAACAAGGGGTTACGTGAAAGCGTAGCCCCTTTTTAATGTCCAATGTCCATTTTACGTCCATAGCTATCTCTGACAATCAGAGAGGCTTGCAAACATGGGAAACAGAAAGTGGGACCAATCGAGCAATTCTTTTCATTCCTTTCAACCCTGTATACTCCTCGTCGTGCTGCTCTGACAGTCTTCATGGTGGTAGGCGTAACTTTATGCTTAATTTTTCTTAATCAAAATTTTGTGTATTGGCTAACGCCAGCCTTAAAACCTGTAACAGATTTCTATCTGGCTTATATCGCTTTCCTAACCGCTACTTTTGGGCTTGGACTCTCCGTATTAGCTTTTTCATTGTGTGAAAAGCTATGCGGCATGGTTCGTAATATCTGGTCAAAGATAGAAAAAAAACGGCAGGCAATTGCTGAAAAAGACAAAGAAAAGTTGAGGGTGGATCAGGAAGAAGCAAAATTCATTGCTAACTTCAAAGCGGCCTATCCACATTTGGAGGATAGACTTGTTGAAATTTTAGAATACCTAGCAATCGAAGGTGATCAACGCTTTCTGAAAAATGCTGAAAGAATTCAATTTTTGAACCAACAGAGATGGATTCTTGCAGTAGCCCGAGTCAGCAAATCTGAATATGTATTTAAAATCAATAAATTAATAAAACCATATGTGCAGGAACAATTTTTAGAAGAAATAAATTTCAATGTGGAGAACGCCCTTGCCTCTTCAGAACCAGCAGTGCGCTCTATACTTGCACTGCTGGTTTCAGAAATCCCTGACGAGCGCTGTAGAATAGAGTATACGGAATTCTATTCCGTTAAATCCCAAGAAATTTTGAAAAACTGTTTCGTACTTAGCGGTTATAAACGTGATTTATTGTTGAAATTTAAAGATTACTACAAGCCACATTTTGAAGATGTGATGTCAAAGCCTTTGAAAGAATCTATTGAAATTGAAGTCTTTGACAGAGTCGAGCCGAAAGAAAAACATAACCAAGTGTTCTAATAGATTTCACTTTGTTCCAGTTTCATTTGCGTTCGCATTCCGCATTATATCTGGGCTTGGAAGACGACTAAGCTCTTTAACTTAGTGCACCTTGCGATCCAGATCATTTACATAAAAAATAAAAAGTAAATTATAACAACAAGTTATGCCAATCACTGATCATTTGATTTTATTCAAATCTGAAAAACACTGAAATTCTTTTCAATCTTTTCAGTTCTAGTTTTACGCAAAGCCGCCAGCACTGGCGCGGTCTGGTGGTCTGGTTTGTAGAAAAATAAAACTGAAAAATTTTTATGATCCAAAAACCGCAGGCGGGTGCGGTGTAGTGCGATTTTGGTCTGCGAAAGATTTTTTTTGCCATGCTGTGACGCGCCAGTGCCCTGCTGTGCACACGATCTGTTTACACGATGGCTGTGAGTATCTGAGGACGCCGGACGCGCCAGAGCGCCGTTGGTTGCGCGTAGCGATAGCCGCTTGTGAGGTAAGAAAAGAGATATCCCCGCCAGGGGATGAAGGGCATAAAAAAACCCGCTTTCGCGGGTTATGTTCTGGACAGGTTTACTTGCCAATCACCGGGGAGTATTTGCCGTTCAGCGTGTCCGCTTTCGTTCCGGTGTTCCGTATGGCTCCCGCGTTGGTCGGTGCTCCCGTATTGCTGTGCGTGTGGCTTGCCGTTTGCTCTGCCAGCTCTTTCACCACGTCGAGCGTGTCGAGCATCAGCTGCGCCACGTTGATTGTGCCAGAGCCAATCCACACTACCGGGGCAATAATCTGCTGCTGAACGGCCGCCACGCTTTTACGTATCTGGCCAATTTTCTCGATCAGGTCTTTACCCGTTGTGACTGTCTGGCTCCCGGCAATGTCCGTTTCATCATTGCCGCCGATACTCGCCACGCGGTTATTTACAGCCTGGCTGTAATCACCCGTGCATACCTGCTGAATGGCTCCGGCCAGTAGTGTGGACGTGCCCAGCACGGTAATTTTATCCGTGGCCTGAATCGTGGTTTCGCGGCTGACCAGCTCCCGCTGTTCTGTATCGGCCTTAACCACGCGTGCCATAGAAGTTTCACTGATCGTCTGGTCTGTCTGCCTCACCCAGTCACCCGCCTGGGTGACGCGCTGCGACACTTCCGCACGCTGCTGTTGCAGCTGTTCGCCAGGCTGGATATCCGGGAGGCTGGTTCCGTCCGGCACGGTCTGCCGCACAAACGGCTTATCCGGCCGTCCGCCAGTGAAAGCGATCTCTACCAGCGTTCCTTCGGGCGGAAACTGAAACATCCCCGAATCATTACCCGCCATAGGAACCGGCAGGGGTACAGCTGAATAAACAGGCGTGTCTTTATCCGGGTTGCCGTCCGCGTCCAACAGCTGCACATCAACCGCATAGCGGGGACGGAACGGATCGGAGAAATTGCCACTTTTCACCGCCTCAACGGGATTCATCACGCGGCCAAACTTGGGCAAATGCAGTCCTGACGCCAGCTCCGGATAATGGCTTTCAATCTGGCGCTGAACGGGCGTTTTTTGCAATGCCTTACCCGTGGCACGGTTGCGGGGTGTCCAGGTAACGGCCATCGTGTCATTTTGCAGGTGGACTTTTGTGACCCTTTCCCCGTTCAGCTCCACGCCGGGGCGCAGACTCTGCACCAGGGGAAGTGTCATTGAGTTCCCCCCTGCCGCCCCCTGATTAAATTCATGGGGGATCTCAATTGGGCGATCAGCAAACAGGGCTTTTTCCGCTCCGCCTGTATAAACCCCGCCGTCCGGCAGTTGATACCAGACGTAATCCGTAATGCCAAAAGCCTGTCCCAGATTATCCAGCAGCTGATAGCCCGTGCCGCTGTGGGTGAAATGTGGGATCGGACGGTCTGAGTAATCGGCATCCGGCACGCTGAAGGTCAACCCGCTTTGTTCTGTCAGCCAGCTGGCCACATCGCGCAGCGTGGGGTGCTGGAAGGAACATGGCCAGAGGCGTTCGAATACGCCGACCAGCTCGCGGACAAACAAACGCTGAAAGCCGTTTTCAGCAGGTTGTGAGCGTTCCACGTACCCGGTAAACCAGCGCAACACCAGATCGGTGTAACCCACATCAAGACGCACCAGTTTCCCCGTATAGTCCTGCGTCGTCCCGGCAGTAATAAACCCCCGGCCGCAGCTGTTCATCTCCAGCACCAGGCTGGCATCAGCCAGATGAATTTCATCCGTTGAAAGGTACAGGCGTTTAATCGGCTTCATTTTTATCCCAGTGCATCATTCACGGGCTTGAGCACCTTACGTTCAAACCACGTCAGTTTTTCTTCATCCTCACCAGCGGCCTGGCCACCGTTCTGGCCGCCGCCACTTCCCGCCGTTTGCTTCACGGCTTTGGTTTTGCCGCTTGCCCTGGCCTCACGTTTTTCCTGCACGCTGATATGTTCGGTCAGCGTGAACGTCACAAGCCAGGACATGCGCCCGTCCTGCGGCGGCGCATCCAGGGTTCCGGTGAACGTCGCCTCACGAAAATTCACAGCTCGCGCTGCCTCATGTGCAACCCGGTATTTCTGACGCTGGCCGCTGGCATCCGTAGCGCTGCCCAGCTCAAAGATACGCCGCAGAATCTCCGGATTTTTATACGGAATTTCGCCTGAAACGCGCAGCTCCTTGCCTTTGATGCCCTGCTCTGATTTCGTGGTTGCACTCGTCTGGCCGGACTGGTCTTTGTCCTGGAATTGCTGAGAAACGGTCACGCGCATGTTCTTCAGCAGAATAGCTTCGCCATTAAGCGCCAGTGTCGGGTTCGAGGTCATGGATCATTCCTTTTATGCCGTCGAGGTTGTCGCCAACCAGCATCATGGCGGCGGTGTACACGGAGGACTGAAGCGGTATCCCTTTTACCAGCTCCAGAAGCGTGGAAGGCAGATCGCCACTGGCGGTAAATACCCATGCCCTGGCGCTTTTCCCCTGTAAATCCGTCAACCCGCTGGCAATGCCAGAAATCAGGCTTTCGCGCTGCTGTGTAAACTCCCCCATCAGTTTTTTTACGCCCGTCAAATCCGCCACGGCTGCGGCTTCCTGCTGGGCTTTTTTCACCGCTGCGGCCGCCAGGGCGGTGCGGCTTGTCGGTACGGAAAGCGGGATCGCCGCTGGCAGACTTTGACTGTATTTCGCCGGAATTTGCATTTTCTCCGCAGCCAGCTGTGCGGCGGACTGCGCCAGTCTCCGCACCTGGGTAAATGCCGGACTGGGGAATACATCAACAAGTTTATTCAGGCTGGCCATAAAGCTGTCATGCGTCTGGCCAGAAACCATCATGATCACGACATCAGCCGCCCCGCCTGTTCCGGCCAGTTTCTCAACCAGGTAATTGACGGCGTTTACCGGGCTGAGATAAGCGCCGTTTTCTGTCTGCTGCCCAACCCCGTACACCCAGGGATGCACCGGGATAACGGAACAATTCAGCGCCCCTACTGAATCACTGAAAGCAATTCGCGCTTCACGCCACATTGTCAGGCACCTCTGGCCACTCAATTTCCGGCGCTAAACTGGTATCAATTCGATTAAGCAGCACACGGTATGACTTCCATTCGGACAGCAACGCGATCTCCTTTTCGATGGCCATATCTAAATCAACAGCGTCCTGTAACGTGCTGATAATTTCAGTGGCTTCTTTCTGACGCCGTTTTTTTTCATCAATTGCATGTGATACCGCAGCGGCTCGCTCAGCATCGGAATCTTTAATCCATTGATTGCCATCCCAGCGCATAAAATCACCTTCGGGTGCAATATCTGTCACATCAGAAGGTAATTCACCCAATCCGGTAATAAATATCTGCTGGCCATTTTCCTTGCTGTATACCGCATCATTACGATGGTCCTCATAAAGGGACCATTTTTTTCCGTTAAATACAGCCGCCATACCCGGCGTGATATCAGGCGGTGCGATATCGGTGCAATCAGCGGGTAATCCCGTCCCGGCAGGAATATAAGCATCACCCTCACCAATAAATTCACGGGTATCTGCTCGCAGGTTATAAATTCGAATGGTGCGGTCTTTATCAGAAAATTTAAAAGTCATTAGGCAAGTCTCACAATGTAATTAAAGGCGATGTTTTTAACGGTGTTTTCGGCATTACCAGTCGCTGCAACGGTGATGGTGTGTGTGTGCGCCCCCATAACAACCGAGTGAGTGTGCGAACCGACAGCCACCGTATGCGTGTGAGCGCCTACAGCTACCGTATGCGCATGTGCGCCAGCGCTGGCCGCCGTTCCTGAAACGGTATGGGTATGAGCGCCCGAAGTTGTTGTTGGCGGACCATTTGGATTGTTGTTCTGTGCGTTATTAAACTCATTACGATCCACATATCGGCCAGCACCAGCTCCCCCGCTGCCAACCCACACAGGGACGGAGTGGTTATGAGCACCCGCGCTTGCTGCTGTACCGGAAACACTGTGCGTGTGTGCACCCGTGCTGTTTGATGACTTTGTTCCGTAGTCAAAGGCGCTGGTCGTTTTCGTCCCGTAGTCAAAAGCGCTGGTATTTTTCGTGCCGAGATCGGTTGATGAAGCCGATGCACCGTGGTTATGCGACTTAACGCCGTCCTGCTCCTGTGACAGCACTGCGCGGCCGCTGGCGGGTTTCCCCTTAATCGTCCAGCCTCGCATATCCGGGATAACGCCTGACGGATAGGCCGCCGCCAGAAGTGGATACGCCGCTTTATCGAAGGTTTGCCCTGCCATAATGGCATAACCGGCCGGGGCAGCATCAGACGGCCATGGGATCGGTGCACCTACCGGGAAATTGTTATATCCATCATGATGAATGAGTTTCCACCCCTTAAAAACGCCTGCGGTGACAGCGGCAAAACCAATGACATTGCCATCAAAATCAATCCCGATAACGGTGTTATAGCCCTGAGCATTGCTGTGGGCGGAGTTAATATATTGTTTCCATGTATGCCCCCCGGGCATGCCATTCTTAACAGAAGAACCGTTAAAAAAGCCGCTTCGCGTCCTCAAATCAACAGCAACATCGGCAAATGATTCAGCATAGGTATTCAGGCCAGCACCCTTTGGCACGCGACCTTCAGCATTTTGATTAGCAGACTTAGCGGCATCAAAGGCAGACTTAACCGCTTTCGGTGTCGCCGCCAGCGTCTCGGACGTGCTGTCAGTGGCACTACTGAGCTGGACAACACCCTTTTGCGCTGTAGTTGCGTCCTGAGCCGTATATTTCCCTTTTGCAAGGTCATACGCTGCCTTAACCGCTTTTGGTGTCGCCGCCAGCGTCTCGGAAACACTGTCCAGGGCGCTGCTGAGTTGCGTAAACCCTTTGGCCGCCGTCGTTGCGTCCGGATGGTTGCGCGACTGCTCATGTTTTTTCAGTGCATCACTGGCGGCCTGATCGTTGAGCGTACCCTTAGGGCGCAAATCGGTAATATTGCCGTTTGCATCAATACTGGCCACTGCAAACACATAGTGCTGCACACCATTTTGAACGTAATCTGCCAGTGTAGCCGCCACGGTGATTTTGCTGGTCACGCCCCAGGCACTCGTCAGCGTTCCCGTCCATGCCACATCCAGCCAGACTTTTACGGGCGTGGTTGTCACCGTAATGTTCTGGTTAGCGGCCAGCTGCGCGCGCAAGCCGCGCACATATCCCGCCCCGGCCGTCACAAAATATTGCGAGCCGCTTTTTGCGACAAGGTAGCCATTACCCAGGAAAGCCGCTGCGCCGTACAGATCTATATTTTCCAGGCGCTGACGTTCATCCATCCCGGCCATACGGGCGGTAAAGTCAATCTGCCAGGTTTCCGCTGGTGTATTGATTCCGGTTTCAGCCTGTGCCCCGTTGTACTCCATCAAAAACGAACGGGTGAGCACGTTACCCTGCTGCCCATCTTTCGTTTTCAGCTTCTGCTGTAGCGGCGCATGAACAATCATGGCCAGCGTGTTGCTTGCCTTGTTAATCAGCCCGATCCAGTTAAACGAAAAATCACCCACTTCCGCGCCCAGTACAACAGAGTGAACCACGGCATTTTCATTGACCACGCCTTTACGGCTGACGGCCTGACGGTGAACGATCTGTGCGGCAGGTGGCAGCGTTTCGCTGCGGTCAATCGGCTTACTGGCATCCAGCCCCGGCACGTTGGCAAACACAAATTCATCCAGCAGTACGGGTTCACCCGTTACCGCCTGGCTGGCTTTCCACTGCTCAAAGGCCAGTGTGATAGCTGTCTGTGACATAAATTCTCCCTATAAGCTTGCGCTAAATGTCGCGCCGCTGGCTTCCGTGCTGTTCATGCGTGCCGGATAAACCACGTATTCCCCCTGATCCCATCCCGCCCGTATAGCCAGGCTTTCAGACGTGATCACTTCAAACTGATAACGGCGGCAGGTTCGCCCGTACTGCCGGATTATCTGAATCATCAGCTGCGTGTTGTCTGCAATCTGGCTGTCCGTGACGCGCACCATGATCACGTCCCAGTCAATGCCCGGCTGGCGTTCAACCAGCTCCACGTAACCAATCCCCAGCCGTGAAAAGATGTTAATGAACCCCTCAACGGAACCCGCATCACGCGCATTGATGAAGGCATACGCCACGCGCTTGCGGTACAGGCTCAGCGGTTCGCCACTGAAGCGGCTTATGTCACGGTCATACGCGATTAAATTGAGTACCGGTTCAATGCAGGTCAGCGGTTCAAACTGCCGCAGTGGCCACGTTATCCAGCTGTACACTTCAGCCCAGAACGTCCTCGCCGTGCGCAATAAAGCCAGTGGCTCACCTTTATTCATCCAGGACGGCAGCGCCATGCTGGCCAGCTTTTTGAGAAAATCAGTCATCTTTCAGGCTCACCGTTAAGGAGTTAAGGCGCGGTACGCTCAGTTCGCTGGTGATATCCTTCAGCGAAAACTCTATGGAATCCGAATCCGGGAAGGTTTTGTGCACCTCACGCCCCAGCTGCGAAAACGAAAAGCGGGAATATGGCCATGTTTTTTTCACGTCATAATCCGTGTTTTCCCTGAAGGCGCAGCGGATCAGGTTTTCTATCCCTTTCTTCAGCGTGTCCTGCTGTTCCGCTTCAAGGTTGCCCAGGTTCCTGACATACACCGTCACGTTCAGATCGTGGCGGGTTTCCGGCATGGCAAAACACTGCATATCGTCACCATGGCCGTGGTGACCTTGCGTGTTGATGTAGTCATTAACCGCGTCAATAAACGGCTCAGACGTTACCCCGCTATCCAGCAACAGATACGCGTTCGCTGTACCCGGACCACGGGGCGCATCATGGAGAAAGAAAATCCGCTCAATACTCAGTCCTGCCACGCTGGCAATCATCGAACGGTAAACCGCGTCCGTGTGGTAGTTCCCCACCAGGTTGAACTGGTTCCGGCAGCGCTCGCGCAGTTCGTCATCGCTTTCTTCGTCCGCACCCGGAACGGTCAGCCAGTCCTCTTCACTGGCCACATGACTGATACCGTCCACGGCCACGGGCAGGATGCGGTAATAGCCCGGCGCAAGGTTATACGCCCCGCCCGTTCCGGTTGCCTTGACGGCAAGTAAAGCGCTTGCCGTACCGGAAGGGATCACCACATCGGCCACGGTGGCCATGGCGTAAACCTTGCCGTTAATCCTTTCGGTCTGGACTACCGTTCCCGCCGTCACGGTGACGACCTGTTTTGAATCTTCCTTGTAAAAGCGGATCACGCCTTCCGCCGCGCTGGCTGGTTTAGCCGTGACGTTCACCGCCCAGGCCAGCAAACGCAGCATCTGCCCACCCGCAGTGGCCACAAACATATTGGCCATGACCACCGACACCAGCGCATCCTTCAGCCACATCACTGGCGCGGTCACAATGGCGGTAATGAGCCGCCAGAACGGAGACATGCGCGACGTGTTAGTGATCAGCCCTTCCTGCGCGGCGATGGCATTGAAACGGGTGCGCACCGCCTCTTCCGTAACGGGCATCCCGCTGGACTTCACCACCTCTTCAAAATCAACCTGCGGCTTTTCCGTCATAGCTCCACCTGCGCCGATATTCCGCCAAAGTCATACGTGCTCGCCGTCACCCATAGGCGCTTCTGGCTTTCCTCACTCACTTCCACCGTGCCTGGTACAATGCGTTCATCCTCTTCAATTAGCAGCTCCAGCTGCGTGAAGATATCCGCGCGTAAAGTCGGGCTACGTTCGCCAACCAGCTGCGTGGCCAGACCGCTTTCCAGAATGCTGTGAATAATGTCCTGCCCGATACTTTTGCGGTTATTACACAGCTCAGGCTCTTTTCCGGTATTCAGAACAAAATTACCGTTTTCAATCAGCAGATCGATGTAAAGCAAATCACTCATGGGTTTAGCTCCTGCCACTCCTGCAATTGCCCCGGTGAAAGCGTTTCTTTCGGATAAATATTCACCGTGTCAATTTTGCGGCTGTTGTCCGTAACAGATTTAGAATTGCTGTTTATGGTTTTACTGATACCGCCACGCTCAACGCCTTTAAGCTCCCCACCTGTTAACAGCACATTGGGGGCGGTTACTGGCGGCGGCTCCGGTAATAACGTGTTTTGCGTTAACTGCTGCGTGATATTCCCGCCATACTCAACCTGTTTTATTTCAGGTGATGCAATCGCGGCCTGTTCAACCTGTTTAGGATTGAAGGGTATTCCCTTATTTGCTCCTGAACCTGAATCAGCGGCCAGGGCAATATCCACGCCCGGAAGTTTATTCAGCTTTTCAATAATCCAGTTGTACGTTCCGGTAAATGAACCTTTCAGGGTGTCCCATAATTTCCCGAACACACCCCCGATCACGCTGGCCATTTTTTCAAAGGAGGCAACAGGGGAATTAATATCAAAGGCGTTAACCACATCACCCCAGCCATCAATAACGATCCCGAACATTTCAATGACCGTCTGAATGGAACGATAAACCAGCTCAAACGGAGTCAGAACCAGGCCAACCGCCCCCGCCACGACACGGCCAAAGGTTTCCCCCGCGCTGGTCACGCCAGCCAGTTTTTCCCCGGTCATTTGTACCGGGGAAAGCAGGTTGCCAAACCAGCCAAACAGCGTTTTCACGCCGTTCCAGACCCAGCCCACCGCCGTGGCGATGCCGCTGAACAGCCCTTTAAACGGAGTCAGTGCGCCGCTGGCCTGGCTGAAACCTCTGATAAAACCGCTAACGAAAGCCTTAATTGGTTGCCAGAACTTAATGACCGCCAGCACCACACCAGCAATCGCCAGGGCAACGGCCGCAATAGGGGCAATCATCAGTAAAAACGAGGCAGAACCCACACGGGCGGCAATACTGGCGGCCAGCAGTGCGGCACGCAAACCCCGTAATCCGGCAGTGTACAGCTGCGTAACGGCGTTACTGGCGAGCATTGCCAGGCGATTGAGTCCCAGCAGTCTGGCCACGGGTGCCAGCACCTTGGTCATGCCCATCATCACAAACGTACTGACACCCATCACGATATTGGCGATGGCTCCCACGGCGGCAAAACTCAGCAGCGCCAGCGCGGCATAACCCACCACCCGCGCGATGTTGGGAAACAGCTGCATCCACCGGGAAAAGGTCTGCCCCATATCTGCCAGGCGATTCAGCAGCGGATACAGCACCGGGATCAGCGTCAGGCCAATGACGGTTTTAATGGCCGTCAGGATGGCAATGAAGCGATCCCACGGTTTCACCATTCTGGCCGCCATTTCCTGGGTACGCTTCAGCCCGTCAGCGCCGCCCAGCTCGGTGATGTTCCGCTGAAGTAGCGCCACGTTGCCATACAGCTGCTTAACCACCGCCGAACTGTCCCCAAAGGCTTCATCCAGTTCCGCCTGTGCCTTCAGGTTCCCTTCCAGGCTCTTGCCATATTTGCCCTGTAGCTTCGCCAGCATTTCAGGCATGGACAGCATTTTTCCGGTAGCGTCAGTGAAGGACAGCCCAAGCTTTTTAGCGCCATCAATCGCGCCCGTCATAAAGCCTTCGTAAGCGCTGCTCGCTTCCGTTCCCAGCGTGCGGCTCAGTTGTCCCAGCACGGCCAGCTGTTCATCCAGCCCGACACCGTAGTTTGTCCCCACGCCGCGCGCGCCTTCCATCAGGTCTTTGATCGTGGCCATTTCCGCGCCGAACGTCTTGCGCATGTAAACCATCTTTCCGGCCAGCTGTTCAGCGAACTGGACTTTGCCCAGGCGTGCGGCATCAGACGAAAAGTTACCGAACATCTGCCCCATAAACTCCGACGTTTCCGCCGCGGTTGATTTCATGGCAAACGCCAGGACGTTGGCAACCTTAGTCACTTTCGGCAGTTCATTCCCGGTCAGCCCGGCGATGGCCGCATTGATTGATTCAGTGGACTGAACAAACTGCACCGCGCTTGCGCCGTATGTCGTGCTGAACGTCAGCGCGTCCCGCTGGACGGTTTTAAGCGCAGAATCGTCGATACCTTTTGCGGCCGCCTCATTCAGCGCGTCATACATTTCTATGGCCGGAGACAACGCACCTTTGATGGCCATTCCCGTTCCGGCCAGCGCCAGCACGCCGCCGCCAATCTTCGTAAACGCTGCCGTCGATTTTTCCGCAAAGCCGGTGACATTGTTCTGCACCTGTTTTAACGGGCGGGACAATTTATCAATCAGGCTTAATGTAAAATCTAACTGTTTCATTCATCGCCTTTAAAAGCAGTGCTTATTCCGTTTGCAACAGCAATACGCATATTTTCCCACTGGCGATTATCCAGCCACACAGCGGCGGCAATATCGTCAATAGAATCTTCCCCGTGGGGTAAATAGTGGCGGCGTAAAATTAAATACTGATCGAGTCCGTTTCTCTCAATAGCCCGGACTCGCTTTGTCAGTTTTTTACTTCAATTTCCAGCTCAGGCGCGTAAATTTCATTTACCTTGCCAGCCAGCTGCAACGCTGCACCCGGACGTTTTAAAAGCTCGGCCAGCGTGTCTTTACTTTCTGGCTCCACAATACGGTTCAGGTAGTTATGCGCCGGGGCAACCTTGTTATCCATCGCCATTTCGTTAATGAATTTGTTATAGGCGGTCTGGTTAGGCGCGAAAACAATTTCCTTACCACATACAACCAGATTAATTTTCTGTTCCATTTAATAGGCTCTCTCGTTTATTTATTTCATCAATCAGCGCGTTATGACGTGCTGCACATACAGAATATAAATCCTGAAATTCAATAGCAGGGGCAGCAATATCCGCCCCGGTATTACCTTTAATGCGAGGAAGATTTTCCGTTGGGCATTTTCGCTTCAGGTTTTCCTGATAAGGTACGTTCGGTATTGTCGACGGTTGCGTTGTACATCCGGATAAAATCATCAGACACGCAAACGTTAGTGAAAACCGGTTTAAGAATTTCCGTCCTGATTTCCTTCGGTCTGCCACTCTCCAGCGCCTCCAGCTTATCTTCCAGCCCCCTGGCGGATTCGCTGGCAATTTCCAGCATCGCCTTTTGGGACTTGTTACCCGCAACCTGCGCGGCGGAGTTGATCGCCAGCTCCAGGCTGTCACGCCGCCAGTCAGCGGTCAGCCAGCCCCAGACAAACGCCAGCGCAACCACTACCAGCCACTGGCCGTTTGTCATCAGCGCACCCCGTTATGCTCCAGACTGAAGTGATTACCGTCCGGACGGGATTTAAAGCGGCCGCCCCACGTACCGCCCAGCGATTCCCAGTATTCACCCAGCGGGAGATAATCGGCGGTGTCTGTTTTGTACTGGCCATTCACGAACAGATTAAAGTCCACGGCCAGGCGCTGGGTATGCAGACTGTTGGTGATGCCGCTGCCCTTTTTAGCGTTCAACGCGGCCTGTTCCGGCGTGCGGTACGCCTCGCCAAAGGTCAGGCGATAGCCGTGCTCTTCAGCCCAGTGGATCAGACTGGCCACCATCACGGTAAACAGCTGCTGCTTTTCACTTAACGTCATAATTTACCCGCCCCTGCGTTAATCCCTTTACGTTTGAGCCAAAGCTCAACCCCCTGAAGCCCGGCCAGCCCCAGCGCTGAACCAATCCCCAGAAGCGCCAGCGGGTGAAGCTCCGGAACCAGATACAGCGCCGAACCCGCCGCCACAGAAAGCGCACTCCCGACAATTACACGCCCAATGGCCAGCCGTGCCGTAACAGGCTCATTGCTGGACAGTAGCTTGCCCAGCGCGATAAGCGCCCCCATAACCGCCAGCGTCAGAGCGCCTTTTTCGTACTCCTGCATCCCTGCCCCTTAACCAATCAGGTTTTCCGTGGCTTCCGATTCCAGATACGGAACGCCGTTGATGTTTACGAACTTTGGACTGGTCACAAAGTATTTGATTTTGTGCGTGGCCACGCTGCCACCCTTCGGATCGATATCCAGTAGGTTACTAAGCTGAAGTTTGCAGCCGAACGTCTCCACCTTGACTTCCTCATTACCGGCTTTGGCATAGAAGAGGAAATCCACGGGTTCAATACCGCGCCAGGAACCCGCTGATCGTGCTTTGGCCGTCAGCACGCTCAGCACTTTGGAACTGACTTCAATTTCACCCTCAGCGGCCACATCACCATCAACGTGGCCATCCGGCACGCCACGGGTCTGCGCGGCGGCGCTGTTGTCCGTGATATCGAGAGAAATTTTTTCAATGTGGATCAGATCGCCGTCAACGTAAGAATCAAACGACATTCCCGAAATACGCTTACTCATGCGGCGGCCTCCAGGCTGGCATCCAGTAACAGACTAATAGTGATTTGCAGCGGCACTTCCCATGTGCGCACCACAATGTAAATCTCCACCGCCTTTTTGTTCTTCCAGACAATGGTTACATCACCATCCTGCGGCGGCTTCACTTCGCCGGGGAAGGAAACCCCGTTGATGTTTGCTGCCGTGGACATTTCGCGCAGCGGCTTAGCAAACAGCGTCTGGTGTGCGGCAATGCTGCCCGGCGTGCTGTTAAGCGAACGGTCTGCAATCTTGCCAATGGCCAGCAGACGCACCCGGCGTGCGGCTTTATCGGCCACGCGCAGCGTTTCGATGGACTGATAATCACCCCCTTCCACGTCCAGCGTGCGGCCGTCTGACCAGTAGAACCCGTCATAATCCGGATACCACATTGGCACGCTGAAGCGCTGCGCCTCCAGCGCCTGAAGCGTGGCCAGTTCCAGCACCGCGTCTGTGCCATCCAGCGGCAGCTCATCGCTGCCCAGACTGACCAGCGCCCCCGTTTTTACACGCGCCGGGCTGTCCGCCACGGTGACAGCACGGCTACACAGACGGCCAGCCAGCACGCCCGGTTCGTTCCCCCAAAGGCGGGGAACCAGCTGCACCGCCTTTTCCGCAATGCCAGCCTGAAGTGTGGACATACGCACAAGGTAATCCGCCTGTCCCTCTTCATCCTGCATTCCCTGCGTGGCCAGAATGAACCATACCCAGCGGCCATACTTCGCGATCAGATCCGCGCGCAGCGTAATAGCCTGGTTAATTTCCGCCTTTGTGGAAATGTCATTGCTCAGCACCACGCCTTCAACCGAGCACGACACCTGCGCAGCCAGCACCGCTTTAACCCATGCCTCCGGCTCGCTGTCAGCAGCCAGCACATGGACGAACCCCCACCAGTTCTGGCCAGCATTCGACACCGCAGCCAGCACGTCACTTTTTAACTGGCTGTCAGCCTCACCCAGAAGCGCGTCAAAATCGCTCTGTGTGTTCACAGCCAGGGTCTTGCCTGTATTTTTGGTTCCCGTACCGATAAACAGCACCGCGCGTTCCACCTCATTGGTTTCGCCCAGTAGCTGGTTTACCTGGTTAACGGTCACATTTGGCCAGGTCATGTTCTCCCCCTGATATCCTGCGCATTCACATCCCAGCCAAAGCCGATGGCCTGAAGCTGGCGTGCCAGCGCCTTGTTAAAGTCCTCATCACCCATTCCCAGAAATACGCGGGAAGGGAGATCGATAGTCCAGCTTGTTTTTACGGCCTTGCCGCTTAACTTCCGGATAAGCAACCCCGCCTGTGCGTATGGCATTTCGCTGGTTATTTCCCGGATAGTGGGCTTTTTCCAGCGCTTCCCCCGGCGCACCCGGTAGCCCAGCGCACGCAGTTTTTTCCCCTGCGCAGCGGTGGCCATCTTGCCTGGCTGTGCCTTCCCTGGCTGGCTTGCACGACTCACCCGGACGCGCATGCCGTTTTGCTGCGAATAGCCCACAGTGCCAGCGGGTACAGGCGTTTCCCCGTTCCGGTAGCCGCCACCCTGCAAGTAAATCCGCACAGCCTGAATCTCAGGCATTTCCCGGATATGCAGCAGTTTCGGCATGTTGCGCAGCATCTTCCCTTTGCGCTTTGTTTTGCGTCCTGCCCAGCCTTCCCCGTCCGGTGTTTCCTGATTCCGCACGTTGCGTTTGGCAGCGGCAATAACGCCATATTTCGCCATTCGCCACAGCAGCCGCTGCCGTTTTTTGGGCGGCAGATCCATGCAGGCCAGCGACTTTTTCAGCTCCGCCAGCTGGCGCTTGTTAAGCTCCCCTCCGGCAATCACGACGCATCGCCCACAGGCGCACCGGATTCATCCACGCCGTAAATCGTTGCGGTCAGCGCCGTCCAGATTTCCGGCTCAACCAGTGACCAGCGCTTGCCCTGCCAGGGGATTAATCCCTTTTCGTCCTCACGGATCACCAGCTCTTCCGCCATGGGAACCGTCAGGACAATATCGGCGGTTTCTTCATCGGCCACCGACACATCCCACTGCGGATCGGCCTCAGTTACCCCGATTTCGTCCAGCAGTTCCCTGTCTGCCTCATCGAGCCAGGCAGCCATCAGCGACATAAGCAGCTGCGGCGGACAAAGGCGATACGGGAAACGTACCCAGCTCAGTACCGCGTCATAGCGGATCACCGCCTGGCGGTACTGCCCCAGCCCCATATCCTTTGCAGCCGGTACGAACTCCATTTCATCCACTACGCTGTCAAACGACTGCATCGCACGGGCTGGCACGTTGCTGGTAAAGAACGCCGTCAGGTTTTCAAGCTGTGTCTGGCTCATACTTTCTTCACCGTTGCCCTTTTCAGCCCCTTCATGCGGCGGATCACAACTGACGCCTCTGCCAGCAATCCGGCGCGGGTTTCCGTGCTTTCCTGGCCTGGGTGAGAGTCACGCCGCCCAACGGTGGCAAACTCCCCTAACAGGTCCGCTTTTGCCCTGGCAAAAACCGCCTTCATGTACTGCGCACAGAGGGCGTTTAACTCCCCCATCCGTGCCCCTGGCGCGTCCCCTGCGCTCAGAACCCCTCTTGCCTTCCAGCTGGCTTCCACTTTTTCCAGCTCCGCATTCACCTCCGCCACGGCCGCCAGCAGCGCCTGGGCAACGGTGTCCGCCTCAACATCAGCCGGGATCGCTCGCTGTGCCTGAAAGTCCTTCAGGTTCAGGTCTGGCCAGAATCCTTCGTTCTTTAGCGGCTCATCCTGATAATCAAGCGGCTTTCCACTAAACATGGCTCCCCCGAAAAAATAGGCGGGCTGTCCGGTTTCCACGGCGCAGCTTCACATCGTGTTTCTGCCCTCCACCGCGCCCGCCTGGCTTGCGGTAGTCTTTAAGGCTGAACGGGTGTCAGCTCGTTTTCATCAAACCAGGAATCCACAGCGCGGCCATCAGCGGCCAGATAGTGGATCAGGTACTGATTGCGGCAATTGGTGTATTCAGCGCGGGCTTTAACGTGCCCCTGTTCACCACTGATAGTGACCTTCACCACCTGCCCCAGCTCATGTTTAAACTTGATTACTGTTGCCATCTTTAAGCTCCTTTTCGAGACGTCGAATACGTGCGGCAATGGTCTGCCGCTGGGTCTTGACGCTGATTTTTAAATAATATTTTTCAGCTGTGGCCAACAATTCATCGGCTTTTTTTAGCGTGTCGATATCATCAACACCCGCCGCTGTTTTCTGGCCATCCTCACCGCGCAGCAGCTGCAACCCGGCGAACTTGTACCATTTCGCTGTCACCTGCTCATGCAGCCGCCACCGGGTGGCCACGTTCTCAAACGTGCGAGAAAAATATGGCTCAATGCTCTCCCCGCGCCCCGCAGACTCCTCCGCCCAGGCCAGCATCGTATCGGCCACGAACGTTGGGAAATTGCTGCGCAGCCGTTCCGGCGTGGCCTGTTGCTGGGCAATAGCGATATCAGCCCATTCCAGCGCCTTATCCAGATAGCCCACGTCAAACAGCCAGATCACGCACCAGGCCAGAACCGGATTGGCATACACCTGGCCGCTGGCCAGATACGCTTCCACAGTCGGCACCCATTTGGGCAGCAGCACATTGCGCTTATGCTCAACGCGATCCGCAATCAGCGGCAGGCTTCGCACCTGTTCCACGTCTGTTTCCAGTGCCTTAATCAGCAGGTGCATGCTTTCCGTGGTGCCAACGGCCAGGCTCTGCTTCAGCTTTTGTTCCATCGCAATGCGCTGGTTATGACGCTGCGCGGGTGAAAGAGACATTGATTAACCCTCCACTGGCTCTGACGGCTTGCCGATGGTCACGGCATCTTCATCAATCGCCGCGTACAGCTCCGGCACTTCAACCGCATAACCTTCGTTACGCAGATAGCTGTTTTCGAACTGTTTGCGGTCATCTTCAAAGCGCGCTTTACGCTGGCGCGTGTTGCGCTGGGTGTAGATATGCAGGTTCGAAAGTGGCGTAACCACCATGCGTTTGCCCGGCATGAACGGCGGGATAATCGCCTGACGGCCAGCGATGGTATTACCCAGCAGCTGCGCCGCGATTTTCTCCGTAGGGCGGTCAGCAGCCTGGAACAGGCGGTACTGTTCAGCGGCCACCAGGTCAGCACCTACCAGCACCACCAGGCGCGGGTCATTGCGGAACTGTGCCGGGATTTTGGCGTTAATCAGATCGGAGGCCATCGCATCCAGCGATTTATAATCACCCGCCTGATCGAGCACCACCGGATCGGTCATGATTTGCTTGCCGCCCAGCATGGTTTTCATGATTTCATGCCAGCCAATGTTCACATCTTCGCCGTTCGGGTTGGCAATCGGGTCTGTGGTTTTGGCGCGGTGTGTACCGTTAAAGCCGATACGCAGCATATCCATGGCAAACGCCTGGGTACTGAAGGTCTGCACCAGGTTGTAGAACTCATTTTCTTCCTTCCCGGCGTTCGCCCAGACGGAAAGCAGATCCCAGCGCAGCGCCGCACAGCTGTCAGTTTCAACCAGGGAATAGGTATTGCCATCAACACCCACCTGGCGGACGAAACGGCCTGTTTCACTGCGCCCGGTATGAAGGACAGATGCGCCCACGTTGACGACCTGACCACTCAGCTGGTCAACGTCCAGCGTGGTGATCCAGTTCAGGAACTCAACGGACTCCAGCATGGCCAGACGCAGCGCGGTTTCCTGCGGGTCATTTAGCGAAAAATAACGGCCAGGGTTTTGCGTGCCAAAATGCTGCGCCAGCCCTGCCGTATAATTGTCCAGTAAATCCCGCGCACGGTTATTCAGTAACATAAGACTCCCTCGCAATTAAGCGATATTAAAAATGTTTTGCTTATTCGCGTTGCGGTTAATTACAGGTAACTAAATTTGCCGGATTTGGCTGGCACCTGACGCTGTTTGCGCTGACCGCCTTTATTGCCCAGTTCGTTAAATCGGGTAACAATCTCTTTTGCATTGTCACGAATAACGGAAAACTCTTCCGTGTCCACTACTTCGGTAATAGTGTCAACATCGTCCTGCACGGAATTAAGCTGGGTTTCAATTTTGCCCACCCGCGCTTCCAGATCGTTCAGGGCACTCGCCAGTGCCTGCAATTTATCATCAGCAGGTGGATCGTCCTGCGAATTTTCATCTTCAAATTTCGGCTTAATACCAAACAATTTCTGCCAGTTCTTCATCTTCCCTTCCTGCGTAATTTTACCGTTACGGGAAATCACACAACTGTAATATCCCTGTTTGTTTAATTTGCGCTGACTAAAGCGCAGACGTGTAGTTCCTACACTTGCCGGGTTGTCAGTGACAGCCAGCCCCTTCAGATATGTACGATCCCCTCCGCGCCAGTTCAGCTCCGGCTCTACGGAGAAATACAGCAGCTGGCCTTCGTCGTTTGCATAAATCAGGCGCTTATTCGGGCACAGGCTGACATACAGCCGCGCCAGCCCGTCATCGCCTTCCTGCCACATCGCTTCCAGCACTTCACCAAAGTTTCCGGCGTAGCGCTCGTGTTCTGGCCAGAGTAAAGCGGCGTAATGGTCAGGGTCATAGGTTTCCCCCATGTCGATAATCCATTGCCGTTCCAGCACTCGCCCATCAACCGTATCGCCTTCGGTAGCAACACACAGCCAGCCAGTTTTTAACTGCGACACATATTTCCCCCTCTGTCGATTAACTGTTTCCCTTGCTGTGGATTTGATTATTGCTAATTAAACACATCCCCGCATTACGCTTTATTCTGAACAGTTCGGTTATAAGCCATTACCGAACAGCCCCGAATTAACCCCGCCGTTTTTTCATCAGCACCACGGCATAATTAAATCTATGGCTAAATACTCAGACGAATTAAAAGGCGTTGTCCGCGCACTTTACTTGCGCCGTTACACGCCCAAAGAAATTGCATCAGAATTAAATCTGCCGAATGCGCGGATCGTTTACTACTGGGCGGAAAAATATAAATGGGCTGACCTGCTCAGTTTCGAAAGCACAGAGGAGGCAATTGAACGCCGTTACCAGCTGTTAGCCGGGCGCGACAATAAAACGGATCTGGATTTAAAAGAAATGGATTTGCTTATCGCTCACGCCACAAAGCTGCGTGCCCAGAGCAATAAACATAAAGAAAAGCTGGCCTCCAGCCAGGGGGAGCGGCAAGCAGCTGCGCGAGGGGACGACGAGCCGCGCAGCAAACGCAAGTACAAGAAAAACGATATCTCGTCTCTGACCCAGGAGGATTTTGACACCTGGGCAGAGGAGCATCTTTTCGAATATCAGAAACACCTGCGCCGCAACATTGGCCAACTGGTCAGGAACATCCTGAAAAGTCGCCAGATCGGTGCAACCTGGTACTTTGCGTTTGAAGCGTTCGAAAATGCGGTAATGACGGGCGATCCGCAAATCTTCCTGTCCGCATCCAAAGCACAGGCGGAGGTGTTCCGGTCTTACATCGTCAACATTGCAGAACAGTATTTTGGCATCACGCTGACGGGGAACCCGATCCGCTTAAGCAACGGCGCAGAGCTGCGGTTCCTGTCTACCAACAAAAACACCGCCCAGTCATACAGTGGCCATCTTTACTGTGATGAATATTTTTGGGTGCCCAACTTTGCAAAACTCAATGAAGTGGCCAGCGCGATGGCCACACATGACAAATGGCGTACCACCTACTTTTCCACGCCATCGGCCAAAACGCACCAGGCGTATCCGTTCTGGACGGGTGAAGAGTGGAAACAGGGCAGCAAGAAACGTGCGGCCATTACGTTTCCGCTGTTCGATGAAATGCGGAACGGTGGACGGCTCTGCCCGGATGGCCAGTGGCGCTATGTCATCACTATGGAAGATGCCATTGCGGGTGGCTTCAATCTGGCCAACATCGAGAAGCTGCGCAACCGCTACAACACCGCCACATTCGACATGCTTTACATGTGCGTGTTCGTGGATAGCAAGGATTCCGTTTTCAGCTTTTCCGACCTGGAAGCGTGCGGCGTGGAGGTGGACACCTGGCAGGATCACGACCCGGATGCAAAACGGCCGTTTGGTGACAGGCCAGTATGGGGCGGCTTTGACCCGGCACGCAGCGGCGATTTGTCGTGTTTTGTGATTGTCGCCCCGCCGATGTTTGCCGTGGAAAAATTCCGCGTGCTGAAGGTGATTTACTGGAAGGGCATGAACTTCCGTCACCAGGCAAAGCAGATCGAAAAGCTGTTTGGCCAGTACAACTTCACTTATCTGGGCGTGGACGTAACCGGGATCGGCCAGGGGGTGTTTGACAATATCCAGCACTTTGCCATGAAGGTTGTTGTTCCGATTCGCTACGACATGAACACCAAAAACCAGCTGGTACTGAAGGCCGCCGACGTGGTGGAAAGCCAGCGTATCGAGTGGGACAAAAACCTGAAGGAAATCCCCGCCAGCTTTATGTCAGTGCGGCGCACTACCACGCAGAGCGGTAACGCAATGACCTTTGTTGCAGACCGCAGCCAGGACACTGGCCACGCAGAGGCATTCTGGGCAATCACCCACGCCCTGCATAACGAACCACTCAACTATGAAAACAAACCAAAATCCCGCTGGGGTGTAAGGAAACAAGCAGCATGAGCAAAAAGAAACGTTTTGTGAAGCGCGAACAGCGCGGCGATAAGTCCAAAAAAATGAGCATTATCAGCTTTGGCAAACCAGAACCGGTACTGACTACCGGGACCGATTACCGGGAAATCTGGTACGACAACGGCGCCGACCACTACACCCAGCCGATTGACCGTCTGGCGCTGGCGCAGCTTATCAACCTGAACGGCCAGCACGGCGGGATTATCCACGCCCGTAAAAACATGGTGACGGCGGACTATCAGGGCGGCGGCCTGACGTTCGACGAGCTGGAGGCGGCTGTTTTTGATTACCTGACCTTTGGTGATATCGCTGTGGCCAAAATCCGTAATGGCTGGGGAGACGTGATCGGGCTTCAGCCGCTGCCGGGGCTTTACCTCCGCCGACGAAAGGAGAGAGAAAACGCGGAGACTGTGCCAGGGGATTACATGGTTTTACAGGAAGGCGAGCCGCTGGCGTTCCCGCCTGACGATATCATTTTCATCAAGATGTACGACCCGCAGCAGCACATCTATGGTCTGCCGGACTACATCGGCGGCGTTCATTCTGCCCTGCTGAACAGTGAGGCAGTTATTTTTCGCCGTCGCTACTACCACAACGGCGCACACACGGGCGGCATTCTGTATACCCGTGACCCCAGCATGACGGACGAAATGGAGGAGGAGATTGAACAGCAGCTGCGGGACAGCAAGGGGATCGGCAACTTCTCCACCATCCTGGTGAACATCCCTGGCGGCGACGGCGACGCGATCAAGTTTATTGAGATGGGGGATATTTCGGCCAAAGATGAATTTGCGAGCGTGAAGAACATCAGCGCCCAGGACATTCTGAACGCGCACCGATTCCCGGCCGGGCTTGCGGGTATCGTTCCGCAGAATACTGCCGGACTGGGCGACCCGGAGAAGGTGGAACGCACTTACAAAAAGAATGAAGTGTTACCCATCCAGCGCCGCCTGGCGATGGCCATCAACAGCGATCCGGAAATTCCGCGCCACCTGCATTTGAATTTTGCTGAAGAAACAACGGTGAAGGGTGCAGCATGAGTCAAAAAAGGCTAAAATCCAGGCATTATTTGACAGCCGGAGAATGGAATATGAGAGTCCTGAAAATTGAATGTCCGGAGTGCGGCTCTAAGGCTGTGATTCGCAAAACTAACCGAAAGCACCGCCAGATTGCAGATATTTACTGCGCATGCGCAGATGTGGAGTGTGGGCACACTTTTGTTATGAATTTGACGTTTTCCCACACTCTCAGCCCCAGCGCTAAAACGGGTGACTCTCTGGTACAAACCTTATTAAAAAATCTGTCACCCAATCAGAAGCAAATGGCTCTGGATTTACTGAAAGCCGCCCCTGCCGCCTGAATCGCCCCCATTATGGGGGTGTTTTTTTTCATACTGATCCAGCTTCCTTCCCAGTTCCTGCGTCATCTCTCCAAGCCAGGCCAGCGCCACATCCTTTTCATCTTCAGAACAGTCAGCGGTTGCCATAAGTTTTGCAACTAAAGCGATCCGTTGAAAGGCAACGGTTTCAAAAAATAAATCCTGCACAGTATCCTCCCACGCAAACAACTGTATAAACATACAGTACACTCAAAAGCATTAATTGTGAATTTTTTTATTCACACCAGTAACAATTTACGTTTTACATATCACACACTTACAGGCTATTACTGCCAGCCTGGCCATTGCTCATCTTCCGGATTGTTCCGTTTCTCCTGCAACCTCCCTTCCCTGTAAATCAGGGCAGATCGGCCAAATTTGAGACCGCCACCCCGCTTCAGAATGTCGATTTCTTCATCCGTTCCGGCAAACCCTCGCTGGTTCAGTTCCAGTTTTAACCGTCTCCGGGTTCCTCCCTCCGTACAGTTATTGACAGAACTCCAAGGGGCGGCGCTGCCGCCAGAAAAACCCGCCTCCGCTGGCGC